AGGGGAAAGGCAAGCGTTTTCAATGCCGGATTGTTCACCGGAAGCCAGGGCGGAACGTCGGCGGCAGATCGCCGATTTGTGGCGCAGCATCGGCAATCCGGCGACGAGCCTGTCCGACCGTTCGCGGTCGATCGGCTATGCCACGATCGAACAACGGCTAAAGGCGATCGGCGAGCTCGAACGCCTGGAAGAGCTTTGCGACACCGGGGGCCGACGGGCCGCGCGCATCGCCTACGTTCCACTGATCAAGACATTGTAGGATGGCAGCGCCCAGCGAAAGCTTCTGGCGGCGGCTGCGCGCTGGCCGAGTCGGGCCCTTCCGCCGCAAACCGCAGGCACAAGGCGAACTGCCGCCGGCCGGCGGCGGTTTCACGGCGGCGCGCAATATCCCGCCAGGGCTCGAGGCCGGCGCCACGCGCCGGCGATTGGCCGTCTGGCAACCGGCTGCCCAACACATCAACGTCGCCATGCGGGCGGCCGGAGACACCATCAACGCCCGCGCCCGCTGGCTGGTTCGCAACAACGGCTACGCCAAGGCGGCGCTGCGTTCCTGGTCGGCCGCCACGGTCGGCGCCGGGATCAAGCCGTCGTCTTTGGTCGAGGACGAGGCGCTGCGCGACCGCATCCACGAAGCGTGGAACATCTGGACCGACGAGGCCGACGCCGAGGATGTGACTGATTTCTACGGGATCAGTCGCCGTGTTTCACGTGAGACGTTTCTCGCTGGCGAGTGCTTTGTGCGCTTGCGGCCGCGGTTCCCTCAAGATGGTCTGACCGTCCCGCTGCAGCTCCAAATGCTGCCGGCCGAACAACTCCCGCTGTGGAAGCTCGATTACGCGCCGAATGGCAATCCAATCCGTCTCGGCATCGAGTTTGACCGCAATCTACGGGACAAGCGCGTCGCTTATTGGTTCTTCCGCACCAACCCGACCGACGCGACGACGTTCCGCGATGCGTTGCTGCAAGACCAGCTCACGCGCGTCCCGGCCGAGGACGTCATTCACGTATTCGACCCGATCGAGGCTGGCCAAGTCCGTGGCCACAGCGGCTACGCCGCGGCGATTGTCAAATTGTTCCAGCTCGACGCCTTCGACGATGCCGAATTGGAGCGCCAGAAACAACAAAGTCGCTACGCCACCTTTATCGAAACGCCAGAGGAGCACGACGAGGACGGCAATCCGCTGGTCCCGCGCCCCGAGGACGACGATCTGGCCTTTGCCCCCGGCGCGACCGTGCAGCTCTACCCCGGCGAGAAGGTCACGCATTCCCAGCCCGGCGGCACGCCGTCCGGCTACGAGTCGTTCCAGTATCGAGTGATCCTGCAAATCTGTGCCGCCCTCGGCATCCCCTACGCCGAATTGTCGGCCGATTTGAACAAGGCGACCTATGCCAGTTCGCGCGCCGGCCTGCTCGCCTTCCGCGCCGAGGTCGAGGCGTTTCAGCACGCCGTGCTGGTGTTCCAATTTCTGCGCAAGATCTGGACTCACTGGTTCGACGCCGCGGTGCTCGCCCGCGCCCTGCCCATCTCGGCCTCTGCCTACACTGGTCAGCCCACGGTTTATCGCGCGTACAAGGCGATCGCGCCGCGCGCGGCTTGGGTGGACCCGCTCAAGGATCGCCAGGCCGCCATTCTGGCGCTGAAAGCCGGCATCATCGCGCCGCAAGATGTCGTCGAGGCCGAAGGCTACGACCTCGAGGAGACCTATCACCGCATCGCCGAGGCTGCCGCTCTGGCGCAGAAGCTCGGGATTACAATCGATTACGGCTCGCGCACTCAGAGCATCGGCACCAGTCAGCCGGCGTCCAGCGACAGCGGCTCGCCCTCGGACACGGAGGCCGCAGCATGATTCGAGATCTTTCGCACATCTTCGCCCGCATCTTCGGCGTCCCGCTTCTGATCCAGCCGGGCAAGCTCGAAGCCTTGCTCGCCGGCCTGGATGCCGCTCGCTTTCAGCGCGGCTCGCTGCTCGTCCCGCAGGCCAGCGCCGAAGAGGCTGACCCTCCCAAGTCCGAGGCGCCGACCTATGGCTACCGGCTCAACAAGGGCGTCGCCACGGTCCCGGTGCACGGCGTGCTGGTGCGCCGCGCCGGCCAGATCGACGCCGACTCCACCCGCTTGCAGTCCTACGAGAACCTGACCCGGGTGCTGCGCAATGTCCGCGCCGATCGCCGCGCCCGCGCCATCCTGCTCGATATCGACAGTCCCGGCGGCGAGGCCGGCGGCGTCTTCGACTTCGCCAACGAAGTTCGCGCGATCGGCCGCGACAAGCCGGTCTGGGCCGTCGCCAACGACGACGCGTTGTCGGCTGCCTATGCCATCGCCGCCGCGGCGCAGCGTGTCTGGGTCACCGACACCGGGGCCGCCGGCGGTGTCGGCGTGGTTGCCCTGCACCTCGACCAGTCGCGCCGCGATGAAGAGGCGGGGATCGCCTACAGCTACATTTTCAAGGGCGCGCACAAGATCGACGCCAATCCCCACGAGCCGTTGTCGATCGAGGCGCGGATCGGCATCCAGGGCGAGATCGACCGAATTTACGACAAGTTCACGGCCTCGGTCGCCGAGCACCGTCGCTTGCAGCCGGCTCAGGTTCGCGCCACCGAGGCGCGCGTCTATTTCGGCGGCAACGCCCGCAGCGAAGGCCTGGCCGACGAAGTCGGCAATTACGATCAGGCGCACCAGGCGCTCGCCGAGAGCGTGAGCCTCGGCCCCGTCAATTCCGCCAGCCGCCCGCGAGGAGATAGCAGAATGGACAACAGCGAAGACAATCCCGCCACGACCGCCGCAACCAACGTCGTCAACCTCGATGACGTCCGCGGCGAGGCGCGCACCCAGGCTCTGGCCTATGCCGAGGAGGTTTCACACCTTTGCAAGTTGGGGCGACACCCAGAGCTGACGGGTGATTTCCTGAAGCGCAACGCGCCAATCTCCACCGTCGCCCGCGAGCTGATGGAGTTGAATGCGCACAATGACCAGGCACGCCAAATCGACATCATCGACACTGCCGCCACCATTCGCGCCGCCCAGCTTGGCAACCAGCCATCTGACGTGATCAAGGCCAACGCCGAGCGCATGGCTGCCTACCAGACTCCAGTGCGGGGCAGCTACTAATGTCGTCGCTCAGCCTGGGGCTGATGGCGTACATCGGCCGGCCGTATCTGGAGCGCGTGCCGCCGCCGACGCCGCCCGACCCTGGCAATGGCGGCAATGGCAGTGCCGATCCCCCGCTAGGCGAAACCTTGCCGGCGCCGCCCGAGGGGCCCGAACAGCACCCGCATCCCGTGCGCCGTGCCGGTCCCCCGCGCCCGCGCCGCCCGAACTAAGCCATGGCTGCTGCACGCGAGGCTACGCGCTATGCCAATTCCGTCTTGACCGAGGCGAAACTGTGGCGCTCGCGTGAGGTCCGCTTGACTGCCGTCATACCGGGGGGCACGCCGAGTGGCACGATCTTCGACAATGCGGGAAATATACTGATCGCCGGGACGATCAATTCTGCCTCGTCGATCCTGTTGCGGCCTGAGCCGCCGCAGACTGTCGCCAACAGCAAGCTGGTGCTGGCACGCAATGCCGAGGTCAACGACGCCTTTCTGTCTTACGTGATGCAGGGCGGCGTGCCAATGAACCAGGCGCAAATCGACTCGACCAATCTCGCATTGTTGATGAACAGCGGGATCGTCGTGCGCAAGGGGGTGCTGCCTGACTCCAGGGCCTCGACCAGCTTTTTCGGCGACCTGGGGGCAGCCATCAGCGGTGCCTTCGCGGCGGCGGGCGAGGCGGTTGCTGGTGTTGTCAACGTCGTGTTGGCGTTGGTCTATCACCCGCGCAACCGGGATCGCCGCTGATGGCGCAGTCTGTTCGCGCATTCGATGGCGGTCTGTCCCTGTCCCGGCAAGAGCCGTGGTTCGCCGCCTTCCTGCTGGCCGAGTCGCGGCAGTATCGCTCGCGCGGCATCCGCGAGATCCAGGCAGGGGCCTGGGCAGTCGGGACCCTCCTCGACAGCGCCGGCGATGTCGTCACCCCCTCGACTGTGGGCGATGCGAGCTGGGTCCTGCTCGCCCCGTTTTTCGATGAGCAGCGCGCCCCTGCCCTGCTGATCATGCGTGATGCCGAGGTCAACGACTGGTACATCCAATACGGCGTGCTCAATCACGGCGCGGTGAATGAGGCATTGCGCGTCAACAGCCGCATTATCGTGCGTGCTGGGCCGGCTCAGTTCGGGATCGAGGCGCGCGATGTGACGGTCAGCCCAGCCGTGGGCGGACAAGGGGACGTGCAGGCCGCGCTGGAGTATGTCAACGACAACATGCTCAGCACAGCCGGCGCGACCATGACCGGGCCGCTGCATGTGCGCGAAGTTGACGCCGCGACCGAGCGCACCGAAGCAGTCAATCGCGGCTATGTCGACTCGCTGGTCCTGGGCGTGTCGAATTTTATTGGCCGGCTCGATGCCGAGAACGATGAGGTCTATTACACCCAGATTTCAGGCATCACCCCCAGCCCTGGGCCGCTCTGCACGCCCGAGATTGCGCGCCAGGGCGGCATGGTGATCTGCGAGCGGCCAGGGATCATGCCCCCCGGCTCCCAGATGGAGGGGACCGTGTTCAGCTATGGCGACCGCGCCATCAGCGACGGCGACGTTTGGTATCACTTCCCCTCAGTCACTGAGCAAGTCACCGGCACGATGGTTGCCCTAACCCCTGAGGTTTTCGCCCGCGACAATGTGCAGGCTGCACTGCAAATGGCCGAGGCTGCGGTCAACAACCGGGTGCAAAAGAGCGGCGACACCATCACCGGCATGCTGACGCTCGATCCTGGCGTGCCAGGGCTGCCTGCCTTGTTTATCCGCCAGCCCGCCAATGATCCTGGCGCTACGTTTCTTATCGCCGGCAATCCTAATGGGCGAGCAATCGACGCCTCAGGCTCCATTCGATTGACTACTGGCGACCTCGAAGTCATGGGCGGCGCGATCAATGTAAGCAGCGGCGCCGGCTTTGTCATAGCGCGCCAATTCTACCTCGGGGTCGAAATTAACTGCGGCTATCTGCTGGGCAACGACACCACCAGCGGCGGCCTCTGGCGCAATAACAACGGCCAGATGACCTTGCGCCGGCCAGCCGGGCAGGCCGATCTGTTCTCCGAGGATAACAATGCGGTCAGCCGCCAGCGCATCCTGACCGAAAATGATTTGACCGACATGCTGGTGATGTACCGCGCGCCGGCATTGTTTTCGACGCCGGCAGGGCTTCCGCTTGACCAAAATTGGAAGCAATGGTGGATCGATTCTTTTTCGCTACCGGGACGCACCGGCAGCTCGCGGCTGCTAATCAGCCTTTCAGTGTCGTGCTTTGGTCCTACTGGTCAGATTTGGCTATTGGGCGCGCGTCTGGCGGCGCCGCCGGGCGGGGCGGTCGAGCGGCGCGTCTTTATGTATGCAGACGGAATGACTGGCCTGTTTGAATTTTATGTCGATGTGCTAGGGGCCAACCCGACGCTCGCGATCCAGCTTGCCGCCTTTGGGGTGCCAGACGCGAACAGTCCGCCACCCGGCATCGAGACGCGCGATGCGCGCGCTTACGACACCCGCTCGGAAATTTCAATAATCGACCTGGGACCATCAGCATAGGAGGGACGACATGGCTCGTGCTGCACAAGGGAAATGGTTTGCTGATGCGCTAATCAGCTATGCGCAAGGGTATCGCTCATTCGAGGCGGTTAACGTGCCAGCCGGGGCCGCGCTTGAGCCTGGCACCCTGCTGGGAGCTGGGGGATCGCTGGGTCCGACCGCGCCCAACGTGGCAATGATCCTGCTGCAAGCCCTGCCAGCCCGCACCGCTCCGATGCCGGCGCTGGTCCTGGCACGTGATGCCGAAGTCAATGATGCATACATCATTTATGGCGGGCTGGCATCGGGTGCCGTCAATGGCACATTGGCCGGGCTCGGCATCATCGTGCGGCCTGGCGTGCTGCCACAGTCGATCGTGACCGCCAGCATGCTCGACGAAGAGGGTCGGATGATTGTCACCGAGGGAGACCCGCCGCACGAGCCTGAGCCGGCTGCGGCATAGGAAAGGGGAACCACAGCCATGTTGGACATTTTCAGCAACAATGCCGCGTTCACAGTGACCGGCCTGACGGCAGCTCTGCTGCGCACGCCCTACATTCCAGGGCTGATCGGCAGGCTGGGCCTGTTCGCGCCGCGCCCGATCGCCACAACCACAACCACAATCGAAATTCAGGGCACCCGCCTGGCGCTGGTGCCCGAGGTCCCGCGCGGTGCGCCGCCAACCCCGAACGTGGAGGACCGGCGCGCGCTGGTGCCCTTTCGCATCCCGCACTTCCCAATCCGCGATACGATCATGGCGGACGCGGTCCAAAATGTGCGAGCGTTTGGCACGGAAGATCAGCTCGAGGCGCTGTTGACCGTGCGCAACCAGCGCATGGCCTCGATGGGGCTGAAACTCGACGTGACGCAAGAATATCTGCGTTTGGGTGCGATCCGCGGGATCATCGTTACCGCTGCGGATCGCAATACTGGCGCGCCGCTCCAGTCAATCAGCCTGTATGACCAATTCGAGGTAGCGCCGGTGGGGCCAATACCTCGCAACTGGCCGATCATCGGGGCTGGTCTGATCGGTCAGGAAGCCGCAGCCTGGGAGGGGCAACTAACCGGGCTTATCAACCAGCTTGGGCGCGACATGGCGAACGAATTGCCTGGGGGCATGCTGGGCGGCATCTTCGGGGTCTGCGGTCCGGTGTTTTTCGATGCGTTCGCGATGCACCCGGAGCGCCGCGCAGCCTTTATCGGCATCGACAGCCGGCCAGTGATCGAGCCTCTGCTGGGGAGTCGTGTGCAATTCCGGGAAGTGACCATCGAGGAATATCGCGGCCGCACCGGCAATGTGCAGTTCGTCCAAGACAATCAATGTCACTTTTTCCCGGTCGGCGTCCCCGAATTGTTCATCGAGGTCTATGCGCCCGCCGACTACAACGAAACTGTCAACACTCTCGGCCTGGCGCGTTATGCCAAGATGGAGGCGCTCGACTTCGACAAGGGTGTCGAGCTGGAGGCGCAGATGAACGTCCTGCCGATTTGCACCAGCCCGCGCGCGCTGTTCACCGTGACGGCCACGCAATATCCAGCCGCGCCACTGGCAGCAGGTACGGCAGCACCAGCCCCGGCACGCAACCGCAACTGATGCCGCGCGCCGTCGCCGACGTCGTCTTTACGCGGATGATCCTGCGCGAGGCTCCCGCCAGTGCCTCGCGTAATCGGATGTATTTGATCGGCGTCGGCGAGCCTGGCAC